GCCCGTAAAGGGTGGTTCAAAAATGTCGGCCCAACGCCAATCATTTCCTACGTCCACTAAAATAATAATCTCCAGACGACGGCGAGGCTTTGTAAGCCCCAGTCTACGCGTTTGGTAGATCCAAAAAAAGGTCGAAATTGCTGATCCTTGGCCTAGAGCTCAATGAGACAGTGCGCAAAGGTAACGGGTTTGGACGGAAAGAGTGGAAACCATTTGGTCCGATTGAACGGATGGTTAATTACACCACAAAACCACTTCCCTAACCGCGCTTCTAGTGCTGACTCACCTTGAGATAGCTTGCGTCCTCAGGACACCAAGGGGCTTCTCCCAAAATTTTTGGACCGACTACTCGTGACTGAGTTAACCCGGCAACGGAATCGTATTACTACGTCCGATCACCCTGTTATCATCAGATACCACCGTCGTCCTTCAAAAACATCTTCTCTTTTTTCACGGGAGGCGCTATGCCTCTTCATTCACAGCCCGCTTGGGCGAAAAATTGTCCGACCATGGATTCAACACCGGCTTGCTTAAGAGCGAAGTAAGCCGAAGAAAAAACACCACCGTCTTTTGCCCTGAGTAGGTCACGGACCACGTCATCACGAGAAAAGGGAGATAAGGGAGGATGTAACTCCTCCCATAAAACCCTGGGGATTCGAACCCCCTCACGACGTGCAAGATCCTGCCACCAGGTTCGCCTCAAAGGCACCCATCTCCAACTACTTACACTCGGTTTATCCCGCCAGAGAAGCCCCTTAAAGGCAAAATCTCCGGGGGTCGCAACCTTGTGTCTCCAGTAGTACTCACGCCTCCTCATCGCCACAGAAGAGGCCTCCTTCAACTCTCGAGCGGAAGTTTTCCAAGACTGCAACAGGTCAGGTATCCGAGTAGCGTTAGCACGCTCAGAAACCACTTTACCCTGTGTACGAACGGTATACTCCCTCCCGAGCTCCCACTTTCTCGACGCCATCCAGACCGCGGTGTCCCTCTTGAGTTCTTTCGTAACAGAATCATCAGGAACAGTGACAAACTCCTCAGAGCCCATAACAATGTTATGAGGACAATGAGCTGCTGGAAGTCGATCAATTTTCATCTGGTGGAGAACGTCATCTCTCCACAACAACCTCCCACCGCGGAAGCGGGACCACGCCCTCAAAGCAAGGCGCCCCGTAAAACCCATGTCACTAGCAACACAACGCCATCGATAGATGGTCTTGGCATGCCAGCTTAGGAACTCTTCAAAGTTCAATAGCCAGGTTTTTCGGGGTCCGACCCTTGCAAAGAGCAGAGCGGTGGTCCCCAAATTAGCAGGGTGGGTGACTTCTCTAAGCATACCCATACGAATCGTCTTGACAACATCGAGCCCATGCGAGGCCCAACGAAGCAGAGTAGAGTTTAAACTCCCGTACTCTGTACTTACCGACGTTTTTGTAGGTTCCACTTCGAGACCTAAGTCCCCGACAATCCCCATCCAGGCTTTGCTAAACGATAGCTCAGACTGGAAGAGGATGTCATCTCCGTTGATCAGGACCGGAGTCCCCTCGACCCCAGAAACATACTCGGCGTACCTAAACGCTATGTAGTTCTGGAGGCACAATAATGGGAAGCATAAGTAGCTCCCCATCATTTGGCCACGAGTCGGGATAAAGGTTGAGACCAATCCTTCATCATCTTCGTACGAAAGCGAAGGCCGCTGAGCGGCCAAAGCGTACCGGAAGACGGAAGCTGGCACGCGCTTGGAATTACTCCAAGCCACGTCTAGGATTGTCTCTGCGACCTCGATCGAGAGATTGTCGGTGGCAGACTTATAGTCACCACTGGTGAGAGGTTCATCCCTCGCGCGGTTAAAACCCGCATTTCGCAGCTTATCAGCCGTAATCTCGCCCCTTAAGAGCCATGGCTGCTTCGAAAGAACATCGTACAGCAGACCATGGAGTGGGCGGAGAGTGGCGGCCTCGGAAACGAACCTCGTCAAAGGACGAGGCTTCCCGGAAGAGTCCACGAGAAGCAATTCACCCTCAAGAGAGCCTGGAAGAGGCAGATTGAGGGACTCCTGCCACGCTTGCTGACCGGCGGGTGCCAACTGAGAAAGTTGACCGCCGTGCTTGCGTGATTGGCCAATGCAGGAGCCAAGAGAAGGTGAAAAGGTAGAAACCTTGCTACCCCATCGATAATCCCAACCTTTCGCAAAAATCTCAGCAGAGACTTTGCGAGCGAAGGCGAGGTAACCGACAGGCAAGGATGGAGGAGGGCGAGAAAGCCGGACCCGGAGGTCCCCTAACATGCCATGCTTCAAGCATTTACACGATGCCGGCAACAGTTTCTTAATTGACTGAAAAGCCATCTGGGCCTCCTGGGAGGCACCATCAAGCTCAACAGACAAAAAAGTCTTCAGTTG